GCGCTGCCTAGTTGTGGGCGGTCTGGTTCGCTGCTCATCCGCTGCACTTTGCTCATCTCTTCACGACTGGGGCGCTTGCCTTTTGTGGCGTACCCGCAGCCTGCAAGTGCTCGACCAATAGCGCTGGTCTCACAGTTCTCCAAGTGGCTGGTCTTGTTTACTGGGCTTGAGCCTCGTACTTCTTCTGCGTAGCCGGTAGCGCGTGGGTGTGTGTCGTCTGTGTGGAAGTAGATGGCGGCTTTGAAGATCACTTGGTCGCCGTCTTGTACCACTAGGTCGGTGTGTATGCGTCCGTCTGGGTGATCGGTCCAGAAGCGTGCTAGACGGTCTTCTACGGTCTCATAGTTGCTCAGGTCAAATGCCATTGTCGGGGTCTTTCTGTGTCGGTTCTTATAGTTCTAGCAGAACGCTGGCGCGCAGTTCTTCAGGGTCGTGCAGCATACGCGGGTCAAGCCAGTAGGAGCCGTGTCTGCCTCCTCTGCCGCTGTCGGGCTGGTATTCAATGCCACTGTCGAACACTTCCCAGCCATATGCCCAGCCCTCAATGGTGTAGTGATAGCCGCGGTGCCGTTGTTTAGTCACTAGCACGTAGCGGCGGTGCGGGTTGTTGTTGCCTTGCAAGATCAGCCTGGGGCGATGCTCGCCGTATGGCTGGCTTGTTTTGACTTCAATGTCTGGGTATAGGTCTGGGTCGCCTGCTTGCCAGTCGTCTCGACGCACATAGTCGAGGCGCAGCCATTTGGCTACAGCTGCTTCACCACAAGCGCCTAGGACGTTGGCGTCTTGCATGTTGCGGTCGATATAGCTGTGCTGCCCTACCCACACTTGCAAGCGTTTGTAAGCTTCTTTGCAGGCTTCTTGGTGTTCCCAACTAGTCAGATTGATGACGGGCTTCATACGCCGCCGAGCGCGTCCACGACTTCATACAGGACATTTGCGTCTGCGTCGCGTCCTTCGAGGCTGAGATCGACTGCAATGTTTTTAATGCGTCGAGCTAGTAGTTGGCGCTCTTGGGCTGCTTTGGACAGTTTGCCGCGTGGTGTGGTGAGTTGGTCTAAGAATTGGCCGTAGGCCTTGAGTGTGCTGTTCAGGATCATTTGTCGGGTCTCCTCCGATAGTGAGTCGTTCCATTCGTGCTGTTGCATTACTTAATACCCCATGGGTGCCACCCAGAATTACGCCAGATAGCTAGACCGGCGCGCAGGTTAGCTTCTGCGCCGTACAGGTCTACGCATTCGGTGACGAGCTTGCGCTGTTGTAGCCAGGGTGTTGGGTTGGATTTGGTGGGCTTGCACCAGAACCCGTTGATCTGCATTAAGCCATAGGAGCCGCTCATTGGGTCATCTGGGTTGAGCACTGGGCCGAACGAGCAGCGCGACTCGCGCCATAGGACGCGGGCCAAGGTTGCCATTTCTTTGGCTGGCCAGCCGACATCAAGGGCGATTTGTAGCGCGGCTTCACACTCGGTCTTAGGCTTCGCTTCGATCCAGACCGTTGTGGTCGTCGATGTGGTTGTGGTCTCTGGGGTGGGCACTTCTGCGTAGGGCATTTCGCCGTAGCTGTACGCGTCGAAGATCGTGGCGGGGGGTGCTTCCACAATCGTCTCAGACGCGTCAGGAGCCTCTGGGAGCCACGAAAGCCCTAGCAAGGCACTTAGACAGCCTCCAATGTAGATAATGGCTCTCATGCGATAACCTCCAACTGGTAAGGGACTCCCCAAGAATCGCCGACAGCGTTCTTAAAAGCGATTTGGGCGTGGATAACCCTGAGGTCGTCTGGTTCACGAAAGATCTGCACGATGACCTCCTGGTTGGTATCGATGCGGGTCTTCATAACCTCGTAGATGTACATGCGGCATTCAGCCATAACTTGCTCCTTTCGTCGGTATCTCCGACCCTAGAGCACTACTTCAGGGTTGTGGTGGACTTATTGCGAAAGCCTTATCTAGTGCGGCTTTCATGCCTTCTGGATCGGCGGCCATGGCGGGGCTGATCTCGATGTGGTACCAGTCGCCGCCAGGTGCACCCGAGACGGTGCGCCCGTCATATTTGCGCCAGCGGTTGCGGTCACAGCGCCACGCTCGACCCCACGGATGCGGGAAATAGTCGATCACCATTTGGAGGCCGATGTCGTCAGCGTTCTGCACTAGCAGGTCGATGATCTTTTGGGCTTGGGGCCGATAGTTGGGGCGTCCTCGGTCGTCTGGCATGTCTCGCCAGCTCATATCTACAGCTCTGCCGGTTGAGTGCACGCTGGGGTTCCCTGGCTTGCCTTTCATGTCACGAATACCCCACGCACCGTTATTCCAAAGGCCTTTGGCGGTCTCGCGTTCGATGCGACGGATCAGCATTTGGAGGCCTGAACTGGTGCCGCCTGCAATGCCGTTAAAGCCCGTGTAGGGCCGTCCGTTAGCTTTCTTTTTTGCTGCCACGACCAAAGGCCTGATCGTTGGGGTTAAGCCAGCGAAGCAGCGGGGGCAGGATCGCGGCGACGCCTGCGGCTAGGAGCTGGCGTGGGTCGGTCTCGCCTGCCATATACAGGGTGAGGGCGCCGGTCAGGAAGCTGCGGGCATAGGAGCCAAGGATGGCTTTGTCTTTGCTATTCATGAGTCTCGATGTGTCGGTCGATCTTGGTCTCTATGCGGTCGAGGCTGTCTGCAACTATGCCGTGGTCGCGTGTGTTGTCTTTCATCAGTCGATGAATAAGTGCAACGACCACAGAGAAGCCGCCACCAATAAGAGCAATGAGAACGCCTTCCCCCATGTCATTACGGTGCTGGTGGGTATGGGTTGTCTAGTTTGACTTTGGCTACTGCTTGGCGCCATTCGGCCTCGGTTGCGTCGCCGCGCTGCCACTTAAAGAAAATCGGGTCTGATTCAATTTCGTATGCGCGTAAGCGTGTAGCTTCTATTTCTGCGTGTGGCAGTTCAGCCATGAGCCGATCGTATTCGGCATCAATCGGCGCAGGGTCTGGGTACGTGCGGTCGTTGTCTGTGCCAAGCCAGACCGTGCCGTCTTGCTCGATGCTAATCGGCTCTACTAGCCCGACGTTGTGGCAGGCTTGGCGACGTACTACAAGGTTCATAATGGCACCACAATAATCTGACGATTTAGCCATGTACCGGTAGAACCAGATACCTTATATTTGGCTGTGAACGTGTTACTACCCGCGGTTAGTCCAGTAATTACTGAGGCGTATGACATTTGCTTGCCTGGCTCAAATTCTCCGCCTGGGCTCATTGCTTGTATTGCGTAAATATCATTAGCCGCGACAGTCGTCGCGCCAGATACCGCGAAAGACATAAACACGGTCTGATTAAGTGCGGCCATCTGAATACGAGCACCGACAATAACTAAGGCTTGCGTGCCAGTAGTTGCGGTGGCAGTTGGGCCGCTAGTGGCTAAGTCGGTGTAACTGGTGCTCGTTGATGTCTGTGATGTATCCACTCGGGCGTATTCAATAATTTGAGCAATATCGACTGCGCTGAAGCTGTCGTTAAGTTGCTGCGCTTCGAGGACATCCCCAGCGACGAAAGTAGTTAGAGCCATACCAATCAGCCTAGGACATTGTTGGCGTCGAGTATGCCATATAGGGGGTCATCAAGGATTAAATCAAACACTGGGATTGCGGGGGTTGTGAAATAGCGGGCGCTGTGGCCGCGAGCAAAGTCCAAACGGTGCTCTACGCCTTCGACGCTGAGATCTTGAATAAAAGGGGTGGGGGAGCCGCCGACAAGGATGTCTTTTTCTATGGTGATATAGCTGCCAATATCGACCAGGCTGGCGTCATCTCGTTCGGCCGTGGTCAAGCTTCCGTACCAGCTTTCCACGTTGTCGAAGCGTGCTTGCGGTTCTGGGTAAAGCAAATAGTCGGCTAGGTCAATGGCTGCCGTGTTTGATTCGAGCAGGCTGTCAGTGATGAACAGAGTCTTGATAAAGTAAGTGGCTTGGCTGGCAAGGTTTGAGGCGGTGCCGGTGTGGCTGCCGCGGGTTGAGACTTCGACCAGGTTAATGATGTCTTCGGCTCTGAACGCGATGGATAGGTCGCGATATGGGGTGCCGGTGCCGTCGTCCTTGAACTCAACTTCGGGCGGCCCGATGACGTAGCCGATGCGGTTTTGAGATACTAGGACGCCTTCGCGGTCGATAAAGATGCGGCCACGCTCAGCTGAGTAAGTGATCTGGTCGAAGTAGGCTTTGACGTTTTGGCCGTCTTGGATCGCGTACTGGCTAGAGCCACCTAGCTCAACGGTGCCGGTTGAAATGTTGCGTGCCGCGCCGGTGGGGTAGTCCACTTCTGGCAGGTCTAGCACCCAGTTGATGCGGTCGCCAGTGAACTCTTTGCTCGGGTTTTGCCCTGGGATGAATGTTTGGGCGAGCCGGTAAATGTTGTCTACGCAGAACACGGTCACAGTGTCGAGGCCGCCGAGTGTGAACTTGTAGTCATAATTTACAATGAAGCCGACAAAAAGGGTCTCGGGGTTGTCTAGGGCGTCATAGCGGATGAGTTTGACTTGACGTCCTGGGGCGAGTCCTGGCACGCCTTGGGCTTGGTCATAGTACGGATTACTTGGGTCGTCGTCGAACGGGTTGAA